TTCATCTCGGAGGCCGCGGGCACCCACGCCTGCACGCCCTCTTCGCCTTTCGTCACCACGGCCCACAGCACCTTAGAGCCCGACGCGTAGGTCGTAGAGGGAGCCATGTGGAAGAATGAGAATTTCGCGCTCACGTGCGCCGTATCCTGTGCGTAGACGAATGAGACCTTTGCCGTCGTCTCCTCCGTCGAGGCCGGCAGCACCGCGGCTATCTTGAAGCCCTCGTCGCTGAATACCTTGATGCCCGTGTCGGGCGAGGCCGTCTTGTAGCGCACGGTTAGAGTCAGCTGCTCCCCGACGCTCGGCAGCCCGTCCCAGTAGTATACGCCCATCAGGTACGCCGAGCTTTGCAGCGCCGTATTAGCCCCCTTGAGGCGGTTGGGCTGATAGGCTGTTCCGTCTTTTATTCCCGTGATTGTTATCTGTCCTCTTGCTAATATGCTCATGATTCTCAGTTTTATTGTGATTAATCTTCTCTCCTCCCTCCGCGGCCTGCGGAGCGTCTCCCCGCAGGCCGTTTTACGGAATGAGAAGGAGGAAAAAATCTCATGCGTATGAGCGGTAAATCAGATGCGCATCTAAATTTTTTCTCATGCGCATCTAAATTTTTTCTCATGCGCATCTAAATTTTTTTATGTGCCTTGAGAATTCGGGCCCTCGCATGTCGCCCTCGCGGAGCATGAGAGGGCCCTTTCGTCCCATCGTATGAGAATTTTTTCTCTCCTTGTTTATTTCTTGGAGAGCTCGCAGATGAAGGTAGCCTTGCCTGTTATCTCCGACGCGGTCACGGTGATGCTGTTGCCCGTCTTGCTCCAGGTGGTGTCCTTCGTGCCCGCGCTGTTATACTTGCTCCAGGTGTAGGTGAACTTCTGGGCCGTGCTCTCCGTCTCCTCGCTCTCGATCATCGTGTTGTTCTGCCACACCCTCGCGTAGATCCTCGTGTCGCCCTGCGTGTTCTTTATCGTAGAGCCGGTGGGGCAGAAGAGCTCTATCTGATAGGGGTCCGTCTTGTCCTCAAAGGTGATGAAGTCGTAGGCGGTGTTGCCGCTGTCCACGGCCGTGACGCGGTAGGTCTGGAAGTTGAGCACATCGGCGGCCTTGACGGTGAGCGTTGCGCCGCTGGCCCTGCCGGTGTCCACATCCACCCAGGCCCCGTTCACGAGCTTGTGCCAGGTGAACTGCGTGCCGCTCTTGTCCTCTGTGCCGCCGCGGAAGCACTTGGCCGTGCACGTCAGGTCGGCGGTGTGATTCTGGTCGAATATCTGCCCCGCATTCGGCTGGATGACCACGCTGAAGAGGGCGCCGGCGCTCTGGCTCTTGGTGATGGTCATGTTGGCCATCACGTCGATGAGCTGCCCCGTGATGCTGTCGGGCACCTTCGCCTTGTAGACGATGTTGAAGTAGTTGCCGCTGGTGATGTTGACGCTGATGGTCAGCTTGTCTGCGGCCGCCGTGAAGCCGTTCTTGGTCGTGCCGGCGGTGTATTCGGTGCCGTTGATGGTCCACGTCACGCTCTGCGCGGCCCCGATGCGGTTGGTGCTGTTGCCCGTCTCGTAGATGCTGGCCGTGACCACGTTGTGCGTGCTGGAGGCGGTGTAGTTGGGGCTGAAGATGCCCGTGTCGGGGTTGTACTGCTGCGCCGAGCCGAGGCTTGCGTTCAGGTAGGCCTGTATCTGACGTGCGTCGTGCAGGTCAACGATTGTGATTTGTCCTCTTGATAATACTGTTGCCATTGTTTTGATAGTTTTGTTGGTTAATAATATGTTGATTAATCTCTTTCTAATGTTATTCTAATGCCTTTCAAACACTGTTCAACCACTGTTCAAATGGCCTTTGAACGGCCTCTATTCTTCCAGCAGGCAGTCGAAGACAGCGCCGCCGTGCACATCCTCGTGCGTCAGGACTATCTGCCGCCCCACGCCCTCGTGCGCCTTGTTCCAGGCCGCGTCTCTCTCCTCGTTGTCGCTGGTGCGTATCCAGGAGAACTGCTGTGTGAGATAGCGCGCCGTGACGTCCTCCTTCTCGCTGTAGACGGACGCCGTGAGCGTGATGCTGCCCGCGCCGTTGCGCACAAAGCCCTTCTGGTCGATGTGGGTCAGCAGCGTCTCGCCCTTTATCTTGCTCCAGGAGTAGCGATGCGGATCGTCGGAGGCCTGCGGCTCAAAGTCCGTATATGTCCCCATGTACTTCCCGCCGTCCTCCTTCATGTCGGCCGTGCTCTCGGGCTCCGGCACGTCGCTATACTTGATGTGCACGTACTGCGTCCGGCCCCAGCTCCCGCCGCTCACAGTGCTTTTTATCTGCTTCACTTCCTGCCCGGTGACCTTGGAGACGTATCTCTCGCCCGGTATGTATTCCTTTGTCATAGCTGTAGTTGCTTAAATTTTAGTCCTCATCCTCATCGCTCGTATCGGCGGCGGCTGCCTGATACTCGTCCGCGCTCAGTTCCCTGACTACTATCTCGCTCTCGTCCTGCGCCGGGTCCTCGACCGAGGAGGTGAGGATGAACGTCTTGCCGCTCTGTGTCCCGCCGTCGGCATATCTGGTCCACTGCCCCCAGTCTGCGCCCATCTTCGCCGTGCCGCTGAGCTTGATGTGCCGCGAGCCGTACTGCGAGCACAGAGTGCCTATCAGCAGCCTCTCGGCGATGTCCGTATGTCCGGCGCGCTCTATCTCGCCTATGGGCAGCCCGTCCGAGCTCCTCAGATAGAGCCCGCGCGCCGTGGGTAGAGGAGAGCGCATGTCGCCGCAGATAGTGTCGATGTCGATGCTCTCCTTCGCATTCTCGTCTATCCGCCCGCTGTACTCGATGTCGTCGCTCTCCGCGTCCTCGGCCTTGAGCCCGCCCTTGACGATCTCCACCTTTATGCCGCTCATCAGCAGCCAGGTGATCATCTTGTAGTCGCCCTTCTCCACGGTGAGCTGCCGCCAGTAGTTGTTGTTGTGCCCCTTCTTGTGCACCCACGTGGCGCCGCCTATGCCGCTCATCACCTCCACCTCCAGCCTTCCGCCCTGGGCAGGATAACTGATATATTCGCCGTCGGCGGCCTTCTGCATCCACGCTCCGAGCTTGGCCTTCTCCTGATTGCCCGTCTCTGTCCCGCGGCTGCCCATCGCGGGACGATTGTAGGCCCAGCCGCCCGTGCCCACTGCCGAGCCGTCGTACGGGTCGTCCTTGTCGTAGTACTCTAAGCGGCATACGGCCTGCGAGGCCTCCGTGCCCGTCTTCCAGCTGCCCTGTATGAGCCTGAGCACCTCGCCCTTGCCGTAGCCGTTCTGATTGTCCCACGCCGCCTTCAGCGTCCCGCTGTCGTCCAGCAGACGGACATGAGTCTTCAGCACAGCCACCTTAAAGAGCGTCTTCATGTTGGTCGACTCCTTGCGGCGATTGTCGTCGCTGTCCTCCTCCCAGGGATTCCAGCGCGCCTCCATCATCAGGCCTATCTTGATGCGTATCTTGTACTTGAGCGCCTCGTCCTCGCTCAGCGGCGGGAGGTACATCTTCCCGCTCTTCATTATCCGGCTCCCGTCCGAGGGCATCACGATGCTGCTGTTGTTCGTCTCCGTCTTGAGGGCTAAGCTGCTCACCCTGCTCGGACTCCAACTCTCCTGGTAGAGCTTCCCGTCCTTGCCCTTGACGATGGTGGTGTAGAGCAGCGCGATGCCTTCCTCCTCGCCCCCGGAGAGCAGCGGCACAGTGCAGAAGTAGCGCGCCCGCTCATAGTTCATCTCGCCCACGCCGCGGCCTATCTTGCTGGTGAGCATCCTCATGCTGATGTTCTCCGCGTCCCATCCCGTGCCGTCCCAGTCGTCCGTGCCGTGGATGTCTGCCCGCCTGTAGCCCTCGCCGCTGCCGTGGCTGCCCGTCTCGCCCTTGCTGCCCGTGTAGCTGATGTCCTGGCTTATCTTCGCCTTGGCATTGGGGGAGAAGGTGATTCTGACATTGTTGGCCGCCTTGTCCATCGAGAGCATCTGGTCCGTGCTCATCCATTCTATCTTCTCCGCCTTCCCGCTCTCTGCGAGTCCGTTCAGGTCGTATATCCATATTCGCCCCGCTCTCTGTATCATCCTCAGCCCCAGCGGCTGCAATATGCCCTCTATCGTCTCCTTCAGCGTCTTGCGCTCGCCGTCCGAGTCGCGGAAGTTATCGCCCCTCACAGCGATGTCGCTTAGCTTCAGGGCTGTCTTGGCGCCCTTCAGACGGCTGCTTATCATGCTGGTGTCGATGCTGGTGTAGCTGATGTTCATCCGCCCGATGGCCTTCTTTAATATCTCCTCTATGGTGAGCAGCTCGTCGCTCTTCTCCATCTTCAGCCGCTCCAGCTCGCCGAAGTCGGAGAATGTCAGTTCCACCTCATAGTCCTGCCTGTAGGTGTAGGGCTCCTCGTAGGTCTCCGTGTCCAGTGTGCCGCTCCAGTAGAGCGCCCCGTCGCGGTACACGTCCAGCCGCGTCGAGCAGGCCTTGGTGGTGTAGAGCCCCGTGTACGTCCTGTCGCCCGGGCTCAGCAGCCCTAATGTGGCGCTGCTGGAGCAGATGGTCTCCTCCTTGTCCTTGTCCTCCCACTCTATCACCAGCGGCTCGCTGCCGCGCAGCATCAGTTCCGCGGGCTCACCCGTGGCGCCGTCTCTTAGGATCTCTACTCTCCACAGCCGTCCCTCACGGCTTGCAAACTCGCCCTTGTATATCGCCTTCATCATAGCCGCGACATCCTCCTCTCTCTCTTCTTCAGTACGCCCTCCAGATTACGGCCTTTGATGCGGAACACTACCTCGCCGCCGTTCCACTGCCCGCCGGCGCCCTGCGGCAGCATGCCCCGCAGCTTATCCAGCGGAGCCACTACCTCGGGATTATGGCTCGCACCGGCATACTCGCCGAACAGGCCTATCGTCGGACCGTATGCTATGCCGCCGTCGGCAAACTTGCTCATGCCCTTCACCGCGCTCACCATCGCAGCCAGCTGCGCCAGCCCCGTCGCCGCAAAGGCTATCCATCCCCACGGGCCGAGCGCTGCGCTCTTGCTCGTCGCCTGTGCGTAGCCCAGAGCCATCGTAGCTATCGCCTGTGCCAGCGTCCCGGCCACATTCAATATAGGCATCTCCATCGCGTCGCCCATGCTGCTCAGGCTGCTGCCCATCTGGCCTATAGCGTCCGTGGCATTCTCCAGACGCTTGCGCGCTTTCTCCGCGCTGTTGCTGTCTATGTCGATGTCTACCTTCTTGGCCCCCAGCGCATCCAGCTGGTCATTTATCTCGCCGATGGCCTGCGATGCGGCCTCCGCTGACAGCACGCCCGCATCCCTGAGCTGCTCTATCCATGTCGCCTTGGCCCGCATCCCGTTTATGCGGTCCACCTGAGCCTGCATCATGTCGCCGATGCTGCTGATGCTGCCCTTCAGCTTCGGCTCTTCATCCCGCTTCATCAGCTCCATGGACCTGAGCACCGGCGTCCGCTCCTCTTCAGCAGCCTTGGACGGCTTGCTCTCCCGTGTCGAAGGTTTGCTGACGCTACCCGCCGTGCCTGTATTACTTAATTTGATGCCCGCATTGGCCTCATCGTTCAGCTTCGCAAAGCTCCCGGCAGTCTCATCGATAGCTCGCTGTAGTTCCCGCAGCGTCTGCCGCAAGTCCTGCGCTTCCGAGTTGTTGGCTATCCACTTCACGCTGTTCGCCGCTCTCGCGCCCTGCTCTGTATATCGCCACTTGCCGTCGCTTCCTAACGTCTCGTAGCCTGTCGTTGCGTCATGATGGGAGCTCAGCACTTCCTCGCCGGCGCTTACCTTGTGCCGTGCAGCAGCGGCTGTGTTGAGCTCTGCCAGTCTGTCCGATACCGTCATCTGCTGCGAATACAAGGATTGCAGCTTGGCAGCGTATGCAGCGGCCTGCGCCCTCCTCTTGAAGCCTTCGACCACCATGTCCGTTTGCTTGGAGAACACATTCTCCGCATCTGCCACACTGTTCACCGTTAAGCCCAGCCGCGCCATCTCCTCGCGATGAGTCTTCACCCAGCCGCTGCGGCTGCTCTTATCCAGCTGCTTCCACTCTGCCTGTAGTCGTCTGTACGAGCTCATCAGCTCCGAGAACACCTGAGCATTCTGCTGTCTGTAGCTCTCCTCCGCGCTCTTCATAGCCTCTGCGCTGCGTCGCGCCGACTGTCCAAGTCCCTCGACCTTGTCCGACGTATTCTCGCTCGTCATTCCCAGCTTTTCCATCACAATGGATAAGCCGGCTAACACAGCACCTATGACCGTTGCCGCCTCAAGGCCTCTTAGGGCCCACGTTACGCCTCTTAAAGCTATTCTGGCTGAAGAAGCCGACAGCGTTGTGACGCCTAAGGTAGTACACAAGACGCGTATCATATCCTTTGCTGCACGAGTATTTAGCTTATTGATATTTAGCGCCAGGTTAAGCCCCGCAAAGGCGGCTGCGACAGACTTTACAGCTGTCACTGATTTCATAAGCATGAATACAATCTGGCTTACTGCAAATGCCAGCTCAGTATAGGGCATGGCAGCCTGCACCACTTTACCTATTGCCTCTTTTATGTCGCCCAGCTTATTCTCCAGCTGCTTCAGATGTCCCACATCTGTCTGCCCAAGCGCTTTATTCATTTCCCCGACGTTCTCTGTGATCACCTCGGCGAGCATTGCTGCTCTCGCGCTCTCGTCACCATATTGCAGTACATTCTTCTGCGCCTCGGTAAACGTGATGCCCACCCTCTGCAATACCTCTGTCTGGCCCTGCATCGCCTTGCCCATCATGTTGCCGATGCTTACTGCGCCCTCTGCCGTAGCTTTGTAGCCCATCTGCTGAGCTATTAGATTGTTCATAGCAGGGATAAGCATCTCCAGACTCGACTTTTGCTTTAGAAATGTGGCCATCTGCTGGGCTCCCGAGGCGGCTATGTCGTCCTCTACCACGCCCAGCTCCTGCTGACGGCTGCACAACTCCCTTATCGAGTTTATCTCGTCTTCGCTCGCGCCCATTCTTCCTCGCATGATGGTCTCGAGCTTTGTCTGTGCTGTCACGGAAGCCTGATAGTCTTCTACCAGTTTCGACATTTCTTCGCGCAGGCCGCTTATCGCATTCTGCACGACCTCCGCTGCCTGTGCCGCCTCGGCCCATGATAGCATGTTCCAACGCGCCTTCTCTGCCTCGTCTTGCACCTCCCTGATCGCGCGGCCCATCTCCTCGGCGTCAGCGGTTACCCTCTTGGCTCCACCATTATCCTGGATTTTTATCAAAAAACTAACTTCTTTCGCCATGTTATTCAATATTGTTTCTTATATTTGCAGCACATTCTAAATGGAATATTATGAATGAGATAACTACAATTGACCGTATTCTCTATGATTTAAAGCCCTTCATTGAGTACGCATTGGATCATTGGATTCTCGCGATCATAACCTTGGTCTATTGCATTTTTATAATGGTGTGGGGGATTTCAGGTTTATATCAAATAATTTTTAAGCCGAAGATATAATCTTCACTTCATCCCGTAGGCTTTCTTGGCCGCTCTGTAGCGGCTCATGATTTCATCCTTGCTCTCCGGCCGCTCTTCCCTGCGGCCTTTTTTATTCTCATCCCAGGGGAACTGCATCACATCCCTCGCCTCAAGCCGCTTCTTCGACCATGGTTGTAGCATGCACAGACACTGAGTGCGCGTTCGCTCCCATGCCGCTCTTTCCGCTCGCTCCTCCCGCTCTCTCCACGATTTCCATATCTTCTCATACTCCGATGGGGTGCACCGGCAGAAGTCTGCCAGACTCATACCCATACACCCCATCCATAACGCAAGTAATTCTTCTATGCCTTCGCCGCCTTCGCCTCCGGCGGCATTTTTTTTTGACCGCCGGAGCTTTCTGTCTGATCCCTCCAGCGCTTCACCTCTTCCAATGTGATACTGTTGCAGAAGGTCTCGAAGTCAAGCGGGAAGTCGATGCCGTGAGCCTGTGAGGCGCAGGCTACACAGCACCACATCAGCATCATCATCGCCTCGAGGTCGCCGTCCTTGAGCTCCGACACATCGTGCCCCGTCTCTCGCTTGTAGCGCAGCAGAGCGCCCATCGTGACGTACAGAGGATACTCCTTTTCATTGATTCGTATCTTCATCGCTCACGCCCTCCTTATGCGCCCGCTGAGGCCGTGCCGCTCAGACCGTTCTGCAGCTTCTCTACCTTGCCCGAGTTCTCCAGCTGTATGCTGTATTTCGCATCGTCCCCGGCCTGACCGTCAAGCTCCAGAGATGTGATGATATACTTCCCGCTGTAGCCGCCTGCCGTCTTGCCCGTTCGCTGGTCGCCGTCCCTTAGGTTGTAGGCCGCCTCCACAGGCTCGCCCCTGAGCATCATGTCCTTCAGCTGGTCGTAGGTCGGGGTCTTCTCATCGCCGTCTGTCAGCACACAGCCGTCGGCCGAGATGCTCTCGCTGAAGCTCTTCACATACTTCTCCTTCCACTTGCCGCTCGCGGCCTCCTTCGTTATCCTCTCGCCCGTCTCTGTCGAGGTGCTCACCTTACAGCCCGTCGAGAAGCCCAGCGCATTACCGCCGATGCTCAGGATTAAATCAGTTCCGTCTAATACACTTTTTGCCATATCCTTTTTGTTTTAATTGTGATTACTACTCCGGTCGCTATGCCGGCTATGAATAATAATGCCATTCTAATGGGCTTCGAATGCCCTTCGCTCAGCTCCTTGGTCTGCCGCTCTGTGCTCTCCTGCCGCTCTGTGCGGGAGAGTGCTGCGCCTCTGCGGCTTTTCAGCATCCTAAGCTCCCTCGCCAGGCTGTCGCACCCCGCCTCTACTACGATTACGGGGCTTCTACCGTCCTTCTTACGCTTTACCGAGGTCCTTATCGTGGCCCTACCGCTTCGCAAGCTGTAGCTCGCGCCCTCCGGCAGCCTCAGCAGCGTGTCGACAGGTATCTCCATCCTCACGCTGTCGGGCGCTACGCCCTCATGCCACAGAGCCGTCACCTCGCTCACTTCGCTCCTGCTCACGCTGTCGATCCTCAGGGCCTGATTTCTTTCTTCGCTTACCGCCCTGGTCGTTCTGCAGCTCGTCGCGCACAGGACAAGCAGAGCGATGAGGGCATACCTGTATAGCTTCGATAGCACGCGAGAGCCGGTTGAGAGCCCTGCGCGTAAGGTCGTTCTCCGAGACAAGCTTCTCGGTAAGCTTCTTCGAGTCGTCATATTTCCTCTGTGTTTCTTCCAGCAGCCGGCTGATATCTTCATACATCGCCTTGTAGGTGTCGTGCACCGTCTTGGCCGTGCGCGCCGAGTTGGCCTTCCTGTTGGCTATCCATGCTATGGCAGCCCCTATCCCGCCGCTCGGCACGGCCCACTGCAGGATGTTCATTACTGTCTCCGCTGCGCTCATCTCGTCTTTACGTTATCCGTTATTCCTATGCTCTTCAGCCATGCCCCTACGTCAAAGCTCGGACAGGCCTTCCTCGGATTGAGGTCTCTGTGACCTACTATCCTCACCTCAGGGAATCGCTGATGAAAGTCCTCCACATAGCGCCTCATCGCGGCCTTCTGAGCCGCCGTCCGTGTATCCGCGGGGCGTCCGGCCTTGTCCGTGCCGCCTACGTAGACTATGTGGCGGCTCACACCATTGTAGCCCTTGACCCCGTTGGTCACCTCCCACTCGTCTACCCACGCGTCCTCGTTGTTCTCTACCAGGCGCTCCACGCTCCCGTCTATGTGTATCATATCCGTGTAGCCCACCCGTTTCCAGCCTCGGCCCCCCTTCGAGACGGGGTCGGTGTGCCAGTGCCGTATCTCGGCCCCGCTCACCTCCCGTCCCTCGGGCGTCGCGGTGCAATGGATTACCAGATATTCCAGCTTTCCCACTTCTGTAGTTCGTTATGCGTTAGGCGTCAGAATTGTCGTTTTTCTTCACCATCACCACGCTCGCGTCGTCCTTCTTGGGCATGCAGATGAAGTAGTGACGGAAGTTGATGAGGTTGCGCTGCGAGAGCGGGTCGGTGGCCGCCTCGCTGTAGTACATCTTGGTGCTGCCGGTGGCCTTGAACACACGCGGCGTATAGAAGGCCAGCGCACAGCGCTCCGCGCTCTTGGGAGCCGTGGCGTCGAGGGCCAGCTTCGTGCCGTCCTGCTTGTAGAGCGGAGTCAGCGCGTACTCGTACACGTCGAAGCCGTACAGGCGCCCGATGGTGCCGTCGACGCGGTTGATGTTATACTGCTCCCTGAAGCTCTGCTCCGAGCTCAAAAGGTCGTTCACCATGTCCGGGCTCAGCACCAGCCTGCGGCCATCCGCCGGCACATGCTTCTCGTCCATCGCCTCCTTCAGCGCTATCACGTCGTCAAGGCACATCTTGTAGCGCAGATCCGCGCCCTTCTTGCCGCTCGTAAACAGCGTCGCCTTGCTCTCGCCCAGGGCGTGGGCTGCCTTCTGGAATTTCGCGATGTTGATAGCCTCCGCGTGGGCTTCCTTCACCCTCTGCATCTTGTCATACGAGGCCGCGTAAAGCTCGTCGTCGGTGATGGGCGTCGCCTTGCTCTGAAACTTGTCCAGCTTTATCGCGATGTCCTTGTCCTTGAGCGCCTGCACGGGGATGGGGTAGGTGGTGTTGTTCACCAGCACGTCAGGGTCTACGCCCACGTCCACCAGATGTATCACGTCATTGTCCGTGATGCTGCTCATGTCGGGCACGCCGTCCAACCACGTGCCGTCCATCTTGCCCCTCAGGCTCTTTACCATTTCGCCTGTCCAGATCTCTTTAAATACTGTTGCCATTGTCTTTCGTGTTTTAGTTGTTATGTCTTAGTTTGATTAATCCATATCCGGCTCCATGCCGTACTCAGCCTTGTAGAGACGCGCATAGCGCTCCCTGTCGCTCTCTCTGAGCCGCTCTATCTCCTCCGCGCTGAGTTTGCTCAGGCTCATCTCTTCGCCCTTCTCCTCGCCGGAGGTGTGTATCATCTCGCTCAGGCTCACCCTGCGGGACATCGCCGCGAATACCTCGCCCAGCTCCTTCTCGCCGATTTTATTGCCCAGCTCGACAAACTGCCCGCGCCTCTCCTTATCGATCTTGCGCTCCTCGATGGCCCTGTCCACAAGCGTCACGATGCGGCCCTTCCTGAGCTCGCTCACCTCCGCCTTCAGAGCCTCGTTCTCCTTCTCTAAAGCCACGCGCGCTCTCTCGTTCTCCTCTTTGCCCGCTGCGGGCTTCTCTCCCGCCGACAGCTTCACGTCGGCCTCCTTCTTCTTCTTTTCTGTATTCTCCATTTCTATTGTGTTTATTGACGGCAGGGGATTGTCTCCGTCCCTGCCGAGGGTTATCTGTCTTCCGTCCCTTTTCAGCACCAGCGCGTCGTCGTTTGCCCCGATGTCCACTATGCTCACCTCGTAGAGACGGCTCTTCGTGATGGTCGGCGAGCTCTGGCCTACCACCAGATACTTATCCTCTGCGCTCATCTCGATGATCTCCAGCCCCGCGCTCACTGCCTTCAGGCTGCCGAACTCCCACTGGTTCTTGCAGCGCTGACTCAGCTCCGAGGCCTCGTCAAATACCGGTTCGCCCGTCACGTCATCGCCTTCCTTCCTGATGTCCTTCATATAGCCTATCACGTCGCCCCGATGGTGCATGTACAGCAGCACCGGATTGCGCTTGTATTGCTCTATGTCCATCCCGTCGGTCAGCACACGCGTACCGTAGCTGTTCAGGCTCCCGTTCGTTATTCTTACTCGCTTTCCCATTTCTTCTTCTCTTTGGTTGTCTTTGCGCTGCAATATTACTATCTAATTATCTGCCATCCAAAAATTAATGCAATCCTTGCATCAATCCGTGCAGGCGTTTCATCGTTTTTTGTTTCGGCTCTCAATTCTTCTCACTTTTGCATGTAGAGCGCCGGGGCTGCGGTTGCGGCAGCCGGCATCGGGTACAGACACAACTACTATCGTATACAGAATATGGCAAAGGCAGACATTCAAGGCAAGGCAAAGAAGGCCGCGGGGGCAAAGGACAGCCCGCCTCGCTCCGGGAGAAGCACACGCGCACAGATGGAGCGAAAGAAAGCCCTGGCGCGCTCCCTCTTCCTCTCGGGCTACGACCAGAAGGACATAGCCGACAAGGTCGACATCTCGCGCGTCACTATCTCGCGCTGGGCTACTGAGGGCGGATGGAAGGAGGTCAGAGCCGCACGCAGTGTCACACGCACAGAGCTCGTCAATAAGCTCCTGCTCACCATCGACACCCTCATCACACAGGTTAACAGCTCCGGCGACGCCACTCTCATGGCCGGCCTCGGCGACAAGCTCGCCAAGCTCTCTTCCGTCATCGAGAAGCTCGACAAGAAGGCCAACGTCGTCGACGCCATCGAGGTCTTCATGGCCTTCTCCAAATGGCTCGAATACCGCTCGCAGACTGACCCCGACGTCACGCCCGAGCTCATGAAGGTCATCAACAAGTATCAGGACCTCTACATCACCGAACAGATGGGCATTAAGCAATAATTCATATTATGGCTTCCTCAGCAGATAAAAAGCAGGCTTTGCAGCAGTGGCGGGAGCGGTGCAAGCAGGTGCAGTCGCTCACCGATACGGCGCTCCTCGTGAGCGAAGACGCTCACCTCAGGGAGAAGCGCATACGCCGCCTCCAGAGCGATTATCCCGCCTTCTGCGAATACTACTTCCCCCATTACCTTCGCCTGCGCGACAAGGCCACGGGAGAGGTCATCCGCACCATTCACAATGCGCCCTTCCACAACGCCGCTGCTCGCAAAGTCAAAGCCACACCCGACCTTAAGGCCGTCTTTATGTGGCCACGGGCGCATGCCAAATCTACCCACTTCGACATCTTTATCCCCCTCTGGCTCATGTTTCAGCCCAAAAGGCTCATCAACTTCATGGTCGTCGTCTCCAAATCGGAGGACGCCGCCGACCGCCTCCTGGGAGATATTCAGGCCGAGCTGCAATACAATCAGCGCCTCATCGCCGACTTCGGGCTACAGCAGTCCGACGGCTCCTGGCAGGACGGCGAGTTCAAGACTGCCTCCGGCGTCAAGTTTCTCGCCTGCGGACGTGGACAGTCGCCTCGCGGTCTCCGCGATCGCGAAGCACGCCCCGACTATATCGTGGTCGACGATATCGACGACGACGAGCTCTGTCGCAACGAGAAGCGAGTCAGCGACCTCACCGAATGGGTCAAATCGGCCCTCTTCGGCTCCCTCGATGTCGGGCGCGGACGCTTCATCATGGTCGGCAATCTCATCTCCAAGAACTCCGTCCTCGCCAATCTCGCCACCACGCACGGCGTCTACCTCTCACGCATTCAGGCCGTCGACAAGGACGGCGAACCCGTATGGCAGGAGAAATGGACACGTCAGGAGGCGCAGGCTTATCGCGACTTCGTAGGCTACCGCGCCTGGGAGAAGGAGATGATGCACAATCCTATCCTCTCGGGCTCCATCTTCCGCTCTGAGTGGATACGCTTCAAACGACTCCCGCCGCTGCGCTCCTACGACCGCCTCATCTGCTATACCGACCCCTCCTTCAAGTCCACCACGGCCAACGACTACAAGGCCTCGCGGCTCTGGGGCAAGCTCGGTAAAGAGCTCCACCTCATCGACTGCTACGTCCGACAGGATACCGTCTCGGGCATGGTCCGCTGGCTCTACGACCTCTATGAGCGCACACGAGACAAGGCCGCCGTGCTCTTCTATATGGAGGCCAACTTTATGCAGGACATCATCCTCGACGAGTTTGAGGCCGAGGGCAAGGCGCGCGGTTATCAGCTGCCCATCATGCCCGACCGGCGCAAAAAGCCCGAGAAGATACAGCGCATCGAGGCCGTCTCCCCACTCTGGGAGCGCGGCTTCGTCTACTACAACGCTGCCCTCAAGGACTCGCCCGATATGCAGGTCGGCATCGACCAGACGCTCTCCCTCTCACGCGGCTCCCGTGTCCACGACGATGCCCCCGACGCCGACGAAGGGGCTATCTGGCTCCTTCAGCGCAGCTCGCGCCAGGAGTCCGCCCAGCCCATCATCTCCCCGCGCCCCAGAGCACGGGGAATGTGGTAATTCTCATCTGTTTCATCGTAAATCCTACAAGCTATGTTTATCTCTGATATCGATTACAAAGTAGTTATCGGCGACGCTGCCCTCAGAGTGGTCTCGCAGACTTCCGCCGAGGTGCGCTCCAATGCCGAGGCCGAGGCGCAGGAGGAGATAGCCTCTTATCTCCGGCCCGTCTACGACTGCGATGCCATATTCCGGGCCGAGGGCGACAGTCGCAACCGGCTCATCGTTATGTACACCTGCGACATCGCCCTCTATCATATGATCTCTGCCATGCCCTCCAAGCTCGGCGCCGAGGTGCGACGGGAGCGCTACGAGAGGGCCGTCAAATGGCTCGAGGGCGTGCAGGCCGGCAAAATCATCCCCGACCTGCCCACGCGCGCCGACTCTTCCGGAGAGAACGTCTCCACCGGCATCATCCTCAATTCTCAGAAACCTCTAAGACATAATTGGTAATGGACATAAAAGCTTTTTTCAGACACCTTACAGGGCGCTCCGACGTCCTGAGCACACCCTACGGCGACATCAATCTCGCCAAGGCTGACACAAGAACACGCGCGGCACTCTTCGCCCTGCAACGCTCCACCGACGCCCTCACACGCAAGGACATCGCCGACTGGAGGCAGGCCTGGCAGATGGCTATCAATGTCGACTCGCCCTCTCGACAGCGGCTCTATGACATCTATCGCGATGTCGAGGTCGACTCGCATCTCTCCGGTTGCGTAGAGCAGAGAGTCGGCTTCGTCATGGCCCGGTCCTTCAAGCTCGTCGATGCTAAGGGCAATAAGGACAAGGATGCGCAGCACTATTTCGACCAATCCTGGTTCAAGCAGCTCTGCCGACTCGTGCTCGAGAGCCGCTACTGGGGCCACTCCCTCATAGAGCTCTCCGACGTCACCACCGACGGCGACGGATGCCCCTGCTACAGCGCCGTCAGGCTCATCCCTCGCAAGCACGTCATCCCCGAATATCACCGCGTCATTACCAATCTCGGACAGGACTGGACCTCCGGCATCGACTACCACGACCCCGCTTACTATGACTCTCTCATCGAGGCAGGGCAGCCCGACGACCTCGGACTCTATCTCAAAGCCGCACAGCATACTATCCCCAAAAAGAACATGCTCGCCTTCTGGGACGCGTTCGGCGAAATCTTCGGCATGCCCCTGCGTGTCGCCAAGACTTCCTCCCGCGACGAGGCCGAGCGCAATCGTATCAGCCGACAGCTCGCTTCCCTCGGTTTCGCCGGCTCTGCCGTCCTGCCCGAGGATACTGAGCTCGAGTTCATCGAGTCCTCACGCGGCGACGCTTATAATGTCTACAATCAGCGCGTCGACCGCGCCAACTCAGAGCTCTCCAAGCTCATCATCGGGCAGACTATGACCATCGAGGACGGCTCCTCGCTCTCACAGTCGCAGACTCACTTGCAGGTCTTCCAGAACCTTGTCGATGCCGACGCCGATATGCTCCGCGATGTCATCAACAATCAGCTCATCCCCCGCATGATTCTCCACGGCTTCCCGCTCGAGAGCCTGCGCTTCGATTGGGACGACTCCGTCGACTACACTCCCGAGCAGCAGGTCGCCTATGAGACAATGATTGCCGACCGCTATGACGTCGACCCGCAGTACTTCGCCGAGAAGTATTCCATGCCCGTCGGTGAGCGCCTAAGTGGCTATCTCTCTCCTCAGGCCGACAACAATACTAAAGCCGATAACGCCGGGAAGCTGAGCCGGAGTACACCTTTTTTCGACTAAGCCCCACCGCGCCTCTGCCTCTTCCCGAGGCTATGGTCCATCTTGGACATGACGACTACGTGGGGCTGCACAGACGCTACCAGCAGATACTCGGGGGCTTCGAGCCCGTTATCACCCTCTCCGACGACGAGAAAAGCAAGATACAGCAGCGCCTCACCCGGGCCTTCCGCGGCATGATGTCCGCGCTATTCCGCCAGAAGGGCGCTACCCTCGACATTCATATCCTTACCTCCGGCGAGGCGCAGCACTTCATTTCTACTCACGCCGACATCCTCGATAGCACTTTCCGTGAGGTCCGGATGAGCGACATCATGCGTCGGCGCCTTACCGACTCCGACTACATCTTCTCCGGCATCAAGACTTTCCACGAGCTCAATGAGGCCTTCCCCTCGCTCATCGATGAGAACGGCAATCGAAAGCCCTTCGAACGCTTTTTGAATGACGTTCAGTCTATCGACAAAACCTACAATCAGCACTACCTCCGCGCCGAGTACAACTTTGCTCACGCCTCCGCCTCCATGGCTGCCAAATGGGAGCAGATCGCCGGCGACGGCGACCGATACAATCTTCAGTACCGCACCGCCGGCGACGACCACGTCCGCCCCGAGCATGCGGCCCTCGCCGGCGTCACCCTTCCGCCCTCCGACCCCTTCTGGGCCTCCTACTATCCGCC